CTGCCCGGTTCAAAAATTGGCAGCGCATCTGCTGGCGAGATCGAGAAGCCGACGACGGCCTTGGCCTCGCAACCAGCGTCATGAATCCCCAAACCCGAACCGTGATCCACACCCGCGACAAGGACATGCGAATGCTTCCGGGTACGCACCTTACGTGGGTCGATTATCTGCTGGTCCATGTGCCACCCGGCGCGTACGAAGTCATCGGTGGCGATGGCGAGACGTACGGGCACAAGTGGTTCTGGTTGCAGATGCTGCATGGGGACGGCGCGGACTTCATCCCCGGACTGGAGAAGTATGACGGCAAGAACGTCGGTCCCGTCACTGCGCAGGAACTGCTACTCGGTACGACTTGTAACGAGGAAGCGTGGGAGGTCGTATCCCGTTGTTATGCCGCGACCTACGGTGAGCAGTGGGCCGACCGTCTGGTGGAGCAAGCTGGCCTTCTCTGGATACGAACTACCAGCAGGGCACCCATTCACGAATTTCTATCAGTTGTGCCAAGCAGCCGAGACGTACTGGTCGCTGTGGCGCGACTACAAGCACGAGTAACCGAACAGGAGAAACGAATTGCGGCGATTGTCGAAGGCTGAACTGGCTGGCTACCGTAAGCGGTGGCAGCGCGAGAACCCGAACTGTCCACTCTGTGTGCGACAGATGGGCGAGGACACGGTGGTAGATCATGACCACGGCAACGGACAGGTGCGAGCGGTGCTGTGCCGCTGGTGCAACTCCATCCTCGGCAAGATCGAGAACTGGGCCGGACGCATCGGGCAGGGCATCGACCCGGTCGCGTTCATCGGCGCGGTCCACAACTACCTCGGCCCGAACGGGCCACGCAAGTCGGTGATCTACCCGACGCACAAGACGGAGGACGAGAAGCGCCTCCTGAAGAACAAGCGAGCACGCCTCGCACGAGCCAAGGCTAAACGTGCTCAAGACAGTCAAGCTGCTTGAGCGCAAGGAGCAGGTAATCCCCGGCCACTACGAGCCGGAAGGTGCCCGCCCCTTCAAACAACATTGGGTCCGCGAGTACAAGCGGGTCTGGTACGAGTCGAGCATCCGCGTGGTGCAGGACGGTCAGGTGTACTTCGCCAAGATCGAGCACAACGAGTACGAGATCGACATGTACCGGGGCAACCGGGACGACATCGCCCAGTACGACAGCCTGCGCCTGCATCACATGGTGCTCACCGAAATCAAGAAGCAACTATTCCAAGGAGTGTAAATGACGGTATCACGTAAGGACTTCAACGATGCAGAAATTCAGGACGCCTACGCAGAACACGAAGGTCGTGTGGCAGCAATCGCAACCGCACTCACGGACCTCGGTCGTGGGAAGGTCAGCCCGCAGTTGGCCCGCTACTGGATCAGCAAGCTGGACACGACCGAACTTCCGGTCGAGCAGGACCGGGTTAAGGAACTGGCTTCGTTGCGGAACACCCGCACAGAGAACAACCGCCTGCGCCGTGCTCTTAACGATGCGCTCGCTGCTGTCGGTGATAAGGGCGCTCTGCTGGACGGCATCGCTGACGCGGTCAGCACGCTGAACACGAAGCGCCTGACCCGAGGCCGTCCGCTGAAGCACCCGACGACGCACACGCCGGTGACGGTGGAGATTCTGCTGAGCGACCTCCAGATCGGCAAGCTCGGCGCAGCGTACGACACGCCCATCGCGTTCAAGCGGCTGCGTGAGTTCGGTGAAGCCCTCGTGTTCCAGATCAAGCAGAAGGCTGCGGCTGGCTACAAGGTCGAGCGCATCGTCCTCGCCATCATCGGGGACATCATCGAGTCGGACAAGAAGCACGACAACTCGGCGCGAGCAACCGACACCGGCACCGCACAACAGATTCACGATGCGACGGTCGGCATCTTCGAGTACGTCATCCAGCCGCTCGCTGCGCTGGGCGTTCAGGTGGACATCCCCTGCGTCACCGGCAACCACGACTGGGACGGACACGGCATCACGATGTTCCGACCGGGCCGCGAGCAGTTGAGCTACCCGCTGTACAAGGCGCTGGAGATGCTCTGTCGAGTCGCAGGGCTGGCGCATGTCTCGTTCGACGTTGTGGACAGCATCTACGCCACGGTGGACATCTACGGTCAGACGGTGCTGTACGAGCACGGCGTCGGCGTGAGCGTCACCGAGACTTCGATGAAGGCTCACAAGATCAAGCGCAGCGAGCAACTCGGCAAGTACATCACGTTCTTCCGCATGGGCGACAAGCACAACGTGTCGTCGTTCAACTCCGGGCAGTACGTGGTCAACGGTGCGTTCTTCGGTAGCGACGCAGCGGGCATCGAGTACAGCAGCATCGCAGGCTTCTCGTCGGTCCCCGCGCAGTGGATGGGCTTCCACACGCCGCGTGCTGACTCCCGCTTCACCCTGTACGACACGTTCACGGTGCAGCTTGGTCACATCAACTAAGGCGGTCTACGTCGAGGGCGTGCGTCTGGGTAAAGGTTCGCACGCCTTAGTACTGTACGAAGAAGGGCGCATGGCTGCGTGCCGCGCCCACGTCAAGCAAACACTCAAGGAGATGTATGAGCGCGAAGGGAATCAAGACCGGGCTGCTCCTCCTCGCGGAGGAGTGCGGTGAACTGACGCAAGCGGCGATCCGCTTTGCACTGAAGAAGACCCGGCGCCGCGTGAACCTCACGGACGAGGCAGCGCAGGTGGTGGCACTGATCGACGCGCTCATCAAGCAGGGCGTCATCGACAAGGTGCGGTTCGATGTCATCTACCGCTCGGAACACAAAGACTACATGGAGAAACTCAATGGCTAAGGTAATCGCCCTCATGGGCCTGTCAGGTGCAGGCAAGGACACGGTCGCTCTGATGATGGAGCGTCAACTGAAGGTGCTGGGCGCGAAGCACGTCCTCATCGGTGGCTTCGCGGACCCGCTCCGCAAGATCAGCAAGGAGATCGGGCTGGACCCGTTCGACCGGACCCGGAAGGAGCTGGACCACGTAGTCGGCCTGAACGAGTTCGAGGACCGCATGTACGCCGCCTTCGAGATTCACCTCGGGCGCTACTGCCCGAACCGTGACCTCGCCGCGCTGTGGGCGTACTTCATGGACGAGATGGAGGCCAGCTTCCTCAAGGACCGCTGGAGCACTGGCGGTGGGTACTACCAGATCAGCCCCCGCACGCTGATGCAGACGCTGGGCACGGCGGGCCGCAAGGTGCGCGACACGTTCTGGATCGACCTCGCGGAGGAGAAGTGGTCGAAGGCGCAGGGCTACGTCCTCGTCACGGACTGTCGCTACCCGAACGAAGTCGAGGCCGCAGACAGCATCGTGCTGATCCGACGCCCCGGCGTTGCCCCGGTCGCTGACCACGAGAGCGAGCACTTCGCCGCTGCACTGACGGCGGGGACCATCTCGATCCCGAACATGAACTTCATCGACAACGACGGAACGCTGGACGACCTCATCTGGAACGTCCGCGCCCTGCTGTCCTCGTACGCCGTTTTCTTCGCCCATTAAATTAAGGAGTCCACATTGGCACGATACTTCGTTCACAAAGCAGTCGAGTTCACCGCACTCTCCGCAGCAGGCAAGAAGCGCCTCGGCGCAACCACGATCAGCGACCTCGCTGACAAGTACGACCTCCAGTACAAGTACGACGGCTGCAACTGCATCGTCAAGCTGCTGAACATCTCGACCTTCGAGATCATCTCCCGCACCGGCGAGACGGTCCGCAGCATGGACCACATCGGCCACCGCCTGCTGGGTCTGTTCCGCAAGACGCTGGAGCGTGGCGTCGGCGTGGTGGTGCTGGGCGAGGCGTGGGCCAAGGGCTACCCGCAGCCGCGCATCTCGGGCTGGTTCCGCAAGCACGAGCAGGCGTCGATGCTCCAGTTCGCAGCGTTCGATGTGCTCAACCTGACGGACTTCGAGGCGGGCGCAAGCGACGTGGAGTTCGGCACCCGGTACGAACAACTGGCGTTCCACATCCGAGGCCACAACGAGAGCGACCCGGTGTTCCTCTGCCCGCTGTTCACGGCAGGCACGTACGGCGACCCGATGGACCGCGCTGACGAACTGTGCAGCTACGGCGACAAGCGTGCCTTCGACGGCGCGATCCTGCGTAACCCGATGGCTGGCTGGAAGGCTGGAGCGGGCAGTGACGGCGCGATCATCAAGGCCAAGCCCCGCGCCACGTACGACCTCTGCATCATGGGCGTCGAGGAAGGCGAGGGCAAGTACAAGGGCACGACCGGCAAGGTGGTGCTGGCGTTCAAGGACGGCACCATCGTCAAGGCCGCAGGCGGCACGACCGCAGAGCGCGACGAGTGGTTCCGCGCACCGGAAACGATCCGGGGCAAGATCGGTGAGGTGGCCTGCCTCGAACGCCTGCCCTCGGGTGAGCTACGTGAGCCTGTCTTCAAGGGCGTCCGCTTCGACAAGGTGGACCGCGACTGATGACGACGCCGCGTACGCAGGTTGAACTTGAGCGTGAGACTCGTGAGGCAGGCCGAGCACGCGCTGTGGCGATGATGGATCGCCGCGAGCAGGAGGGACATGCGGACACCAACCCGTACGCGGCAGCGGTGTACCGCCGGTGGCTCCTGCCGCTGGCTGACGTGATCGAAGCTGAGGTCATGAGCACAGGCAAGGCGGGCCGCAGGGCGGCGCATGTGTCGCTCCTGAAGCCGCTGGACCCGCGAGCCGTGGCGCACATCGCAGTGCGTTCGATCCTGGTGTCGCTGCTGAAGGACGCGACGCAGGACTCGCGGGAGGTGGCCCGCCTCATGGGCCGCGACATCTACGGTGAACTGGTGCTCGCCACGTTCGAGCACATCCAGCCCGAGATTTACTGGACCCTGCTGCACAACCTCCAGAAGAAGCAGTCGAAGTCCACGAGCCACCGAGTGAACGTGATCCGCAACGCGGCGAACACGCATGACGTTGAGATTCCGATCTGGACGGCGGGCGACCGCGAGCAGGTGGCGCTGTGGCTGATCGAGCAGGTTCGCCTGCTGGGTCTGGTCGAGGTGGACAAGATCGTCGTCAAGAAGGGCCGCACAGCGGTCACGCAGATGCCGATCATCCTGTCGCCTACCGCGATGAAGGTGGTCGAGTCCATCCGCTCCACGGTGGCCTACACGATGCCGTACGCCCTTCCGTTCATCGAGCAGCCGAAGGACTGGGTCAGCACCACGGACGGCGGATACCACACGCCGCAGATGCGGGCGCAGTGCCCCGCGATCATCAACTTCACTAGCCAGCGTACGTCGCTGGACGACCTGAAGGCGATGGACATGCCGACCGTGATGGAAGCCGTGAACCACTTGCAGCAGGTGAAGTGGGCGGTGAATACGAAGGTGCTGGACGCGGTGCGTGACTGCGCTCGCCACGGCATCGACATGGACGAGATTCTCTCGCAGGCAGAGATTCCGAAGCCAGCCAAGCCGGACTGGCTGACCGAGGAGATGAAGAAGGAGGAGATGACCGGCGACGAACTGGGCGAGTTCTCGAACTGGAAACGCCGGGTCGCGGACTGGCACACGGAGCGCAAGCTGCGCGGTGCGAAGTGGGGCCGCTTCTACATGGCTACCCGGATCGCGGACAAGTTCAAGGAGTACCCGGTGCTGCACTTCATGTATCAGGCGGACTTCCGGGGCCGACTGTACGCACTGACGACCGGCATCTCACCGCAGGGCAGCGACCTCCAGAAGGCGCTCCTGCACTTCGCAGAAGGCAAGCCGCTCGATACGCCAGAGGCGGTGCGCTGGTTCACCATTGCAGGCGCAAACAGGTTCGGCGTGGACAAGGTTCCGTTCGCTGACCGCATTAAGTGGGTGGAGGACAATGAAAGACACATCATCGCATTTGCCAGTGATCCTGTTGGAAACGCCGGATGGAGGGAGGCTGATGCGCCCATTCAGTTTCTGGCGTGGTGCTTCGAGTATGCCGAGTGGCGACGTGGACCGGAGGCTTTCGTATCTCGCCTCGCTGTTGGCCTCGACGGTAGTTGCAACGGCCTTCAGCACTTCTCGGCAATGCTTCGAGATTCTGTTGGAGGACGGGCGGTTAATCTCATGCCCGGTATTAAGCCAGAAGACATCTACCAGCGAGTAGCTGACGTAGTGATGGCTAAACTGTCCGACCGAGAATTGTTCACCGCAGACGAGCGCAAGTTGTATTTCCGGGACAAGTGGTTCAACCATCGCATTACCCGGAGCATCGTGAAGCGGTCTGTCATGACTCTGCCGTACGGTTCCACTCGGTTCTCCTGTGCTGAGTTCATCGTTCAGGATTATCTGAGGAAGGGAGAGGCTACCGAGTTCGAGACTACTGAGTACCGCCACGCATCTGAATTCTTGTCTCATCTTGTGTGGGACTCGATTGGAGAGGTAGTCATTGCGGCTGCTTCTGCAATGGCGTGGCTTCAGAAGGCTGCGTCGGCTCTCATCAAGCGAGGCTTGCAACAGATCAAGTGGACCGCACCCAGCGGCTTTATCGTCGCTCAGGAGTATGCGGAGATGGACTTCATCCACGTCAACACCAAGCTCCTCGGCGCTACGCAGATTCGAGTGGCAATGCGCGGTGACTGTCAGGACGGGCGACGCCACAAGAACGGCATGGCTCCGAATTTCGTTCACAGCATGGACGCTGCACATTTGACCCTGACCGTTCAGGAGTGCAAACGGCTGGGGATTAACTCACTGGCGATGATTCACGACGACTACGGCACTCACGCTGCTGACACGCAGAAGCTGTACGAGGCGATTCGCCGCACATTCGTGGAGATGTATGAAAGCAATGATCCGCTCGCTGATTTCCGCAATCAGTTCGAAGACCTCCCGGCTTTGCCGAGCCGGGGCGATCTCAATCTGGCTGAGGTTCAAAACTCCGCGTTCTTCTTCGCCTGACGTTTCTCTGTCTTTTGGTCCATTGAATTCGGATTCTGATTTCGCTGGACCAAAAGACGCACACAAAGGAGCCGCAATGGAAGTAGTAAGACTTACCCCTGAGATGCTGGCCGCGCTGGAGAAAGAACTCCCGCCGCCAGTAGTCACGAATTCAACCAGCGAACTGATGGCCGGGTATCAACTCGGCGTCCAGACGGTTCTCCAACGATTGAGGAACGGTTATGTCATCGGCACTTGACGGCGCAGTGTGGGGCGTGGACTTCACGCCGGACCAGTGGGCGGCTGTGGATGCCGCCGTTGACCGCCAGTGCGCGGCGATGGAAGGCCAGCCGAAGAAGTGGTTCGGCACGGTCAGCGGCGAGCGGGTCCAAGAAGTCCTGCGCTCCGGTGCATTCGAACTGATCCTGATCCGGGGCTACCTCCTCGCCATGTCCATCGACGTGCCGTGGTGGAGCGCCGGGGACAAGGTGCTGTACGAGCAGTTGCTGCTCAAGGTCGATCCAGCGGCCTCAAACATTCGACCGGTCATCAAGGCGCTCATTCATTGCGCCACGATCACCGGCGCTGCGGGCGTTGCGGCGGGAACATCCCTAAACCCGTCCGACAGGAAACTGGCACGCGTCTATGAGCGGTTCGGATTCTCGACCGCAGCCCATTCCCTTTACTTGGAGATTTAAAACATGAGCGGTCTTCTCAAAAGCATTATCAAGCCCATCACGAAGGTGCTCGGCATCGGTGGTAACGACACGGCGCAAGCCAGCGGCGCAGCCGACCAAGCCGCAGCCATCAAGGCAGCAGCCGACCAGCAGGCCGCAGCGACGGCCCAAGCAGCAGCGAGCCAGAAGGCATCCGCCGACGCAGCCGCCGCGCAGCAGGCACAGCAGGCCCAAGCAGCAGCCGAGGCAGCACGCCAAACGGCAGCGGCCCAAGCAGCCGCGCAGACGGCAGCGATCAATAACAACGCGCTGAATACCCAGCACGCAGCGACGATGCAGGCCGACGCAGCCTCGCAGGCCGCGCAGAGCACGGCGAAGGTGGACACTAGCCAGAATTCGGAAGCCACCGCCGCGCTGGACGCGAACGACCCGCGACGCAAGTTCGCAGCAGCCGGTTCGAGCCGCATGTCGGGTGCATCCGGCAACGGCGCAGGCATCTCGCTTAGCTGATGCGGAATACGGCAGAGCAGGCGTGGGAATCCCTTAGCGGGATCAAGCGCCCACTGCTGACGCGCTGCGAGAAGTACAGCGCGTTCACCCTGCCAACCCTCATCACACCTCCCGGCTACAACGAGGAGTTAGAGGAGCTTCAGACGGACTTCCAATCCGTCGGAGCGCAGGGTGTCAACAACCTCGCGAACAAGCTGATGCTGGCCCTGTTCGCACCCAGCCGCCCGTTCTTTCGCTATGAGATTGACGCGAAGTTCGCACAGGCATTGCAGCAGCAACTCAAGCTCAACCCGGACGACATCCAGAAGATGCTGGCCGAGGCCGAGCGCGGCTGCATCAAGCAACTCGATCAGATGGGCGTCCGGCCCAAGCTGTACGAGTCCGCGAAGCACCTGATCGTCACAGGGAACTGCCTGTTGATCCTCGCGGACGACAAGAAGGAAACGCCGATGCGCGTGCTGTCGCTGAAGCGGTACTGCGTGAAGCGGTCCATGAGCGGCAAGCTCCTCCAGATCGTGATCCACGAGAAGGTCCGGTTCGATGAACTGGAGCAGGAGGTGCAGGACTTCTGCGCGGCGTCGAGCCACAAGTACGCCAACACCGACGACCAGAACTGCCCCGAGGTCAAGTACTTCACATGGGTCAAGTGGGACGGCAAGGCGAACTACATCGTCACGCATCACGTTGACGACCTGGACCTGCCCGAGAAGTACAACGGCAAGTACACGGACGAGACGCTCCCGTACCGCCCGCTGACGTGGGAACTCCACGACGACAACGACTACGGCACCGGCCTTGTCGAGCAGATCGCAGGCGACCTCGCCTCGCTCTCGATGCTGTCCGAAGCCGAGGTCAAGGGCGCGATCCTCGCATCCGAGTTCCGCTGGCTGGTGAACCCGGCAGGCACGACGCGGCCCGAGGACGTGGAGAACAGCGCGAACGGCGCGGCGCTCCCCGGCGTGGCTAACGACATCGTCCCGCTCAACAGCGGCACCGGCGCCTCGATGCAGTACATCGACACGGTGGCGACGAAGTACATCAACCGGATCGGCAAGGCGTTCCTGCTCGGCTCATCGGTGGTTCGTGACGCAGAGCGCGTGACGGCGGAGGAGATTCGTATGCAGGCGAACGAGCTTGAGACGAGCCTCGGTGGCGTGTACTCGCGGCTGGCGATCGACTTCCAGATGCCGATGGCGTACTGGCTGACGGCGCGCAGCGGCGTGAACATCGGTGGCAAGGCCATCAAGCCGATGGTCATCACCGGTCTGGACGCACTCTCCCGCAACGGCGACCTCGACAACCTGAAGCTGGCGCTACAAGACCTCGCTGGGGTCAGCGGTATGCCGCCGCAGGCACTCGCGGTCCTGAACCTCACGGCCATCGCCACGGCGATCTTCATGGGGCGCGGCGTGAGCATGGACACGTACATCAAGACGCCGGACCAGCAGGCAGCAGACATGCAGGACGCAAACCAAGCAGCACTGGCGCAGCAGGTAGCCCGCCCAGTCGCACAGGCCGTCATGAGCGGCCAGCCCAATCAACCTAACGCACAGGGATAACGATGATTCTATTCGGTAAGAAGTACGCAGTAATGGACGAGATGGCGCTGGAAGGCGGCGCAGGCGGCGGCGGTCCCGCAGCAGGTGCGGAAGGCGCAGCAGCGCCCGAGTTCACCGCGAGCATGGCCCTCAACTCCGTCACGGAGACGCCCGAGGACAAGGCCAATGCAGCCGCCGTCGCGGCGCTGGCGAACGAGGCATCCGGCTGGGTCGATCCCGGCAAGGGTAGCGTCAGCTACGAGAAGACCGGCGATGCCGCGCTCGACGTGGCACTGGACTTCGTGGCCCGCGCTGGCTTCAGCCACAGCCACCCGGCAGTGATCGCGGCAGCAAGCGGCGACTTCGGCCTGCTGGCGGCTGCGCTGGCAGAGAAGGGTGTCGCGGGCTGGGAGCAGCACCTCGGCCTCGCCAAGGAGGCGTACGGTCGCTTCCAAGGCCAAGCAGCGGAGAAGAACGCGCAGATCAAGGCCGCGTGTCTCCACGCCACGGACGGTGACGAGCAGATGTGGGCGGACACGCTCGCATGGGGCAGCGCCAACGCCGAGCCGCACGAGAAGGAGCAGGTGAACGCGGCCCTCGCGGCAGGCGGCATCCAAGCCGAGGCGATGGCAGCGTACCTCGTGAGCCAGTACCGCTCGGCCAGCGGCGTGACGTACAACCCGACCGCCAAGGCCGTGAACGCCAACGCAGCGGGCGCAGGTGCTGGGGCCGGAACGTACGCCCTGTCGCCGGCCCAGTACTCGGCGGAAGTCGCGAAGCTGCGCCAAGGCGGTCGTCAGGTGGACGGCTCCCCTGAATACAAGGCGCTCCAGCAGCGCCGAGCGGCCTTCCGAGGCTGATCCCACGGCCCGCTTCGGCGGGTCTTTTAATTTCGCTGGACCAAAAGACACACAACCGTGTCATCCGCCAATCTCAAAAATAGGAGTCCTCAATGGGTATTTCCGTTGTCAACATCTCGCGCCCGATGGCGCAACTGCAAACCGGCAACAACACGCAAGTCGGTACGGGCGGCGCAGCCGATCCGCTGAAGCTGGTCATCGAGGAGTACGGCGGCGTCGTGGAACACACGCTGGCGCGTCGCTCCATCGTCCGCAACTTCGTCCCGGTCCGTTCGGTCAAGGGCACGAGCACGATCTCGAATTACCAAGTGGGCAAGTCCACGCTCTCGAAGGTGACGCCGGGTACGGCTCCCGACGCGACCGTGAACGGCACGCAGAAGGTCAAGCTGACCATCGACACGCTGGTGAATGCCCGCGCAACGGTGCCGCTGCTGGACGACTTCCAAAGCTCGTACGACGCTCGCGCCGCAATCGGCACGGAGCACGGCATCGAGATCGCGAAGTTCTTCGACCAGTCGTTCTTCATCCAAGCGATCAAGGCCGCGCAGATCACCGACATGAGCCAGTACCCGGCTGGCTGGCAACCCGGCACCTCGGCAGCGTTCTCGGCAGTCGGCGACGACACCGATCCGGTGAAGCTGGAAGCGAAGCTGCTGGACCTGTTCGCCGCGATGGCGGACAAGGACGTGGACCCGCATGACGACGGTCTGGTCATCGTGACGAAGCCGAAGTACTTCTACACGCTGCTCCAGAACAACCGCCTCATCGACCGCGAACTGGTCACGTCGGATGGCACGACCATCAAGACGAAGGCGATCTCGGCTGCTGGCGTGCCGATCTACTTCTCGAACAACCTGCCGACCACGAACGTGTCGGGTCACTACCTCTCGAACGCGGGCAACTCGAACGCGTACGACGGTGACTTCTCGAAGACGGTCGCGGCTGTGTTCAGCCCGCGTGCCCTGCTCGCAGGCGAGACGATCCCGCTCACGTCGGACGTGTTCTACGACCCGATCACGAAGCTGTGGTTCATCGACGCTCACCTGAGCTTCGGCGTTGCTCCGAACAACCCCGCCTTCGCAGGCGTGCTCAAGTCCGCATAAGCGGTAGTTAAACCCAGCCCCGGCTCTCAAAAGGAGTCGGGGTTTTTTCGTATGGAGTCTCCATGAGTAGCCTGTCGCAACTCGATGTCGTCAACGCCTGTATAAGCACGATGGGTGAAGCGCCCTTGCAGGCTATTGACGCAGACCATCCGTTCGTCCAGTCCGCGCTGAACGCGCTGGAGAACGCCAGCACTCTCGTCCAAGGCGAAGGGTGGTGGTTCAACACTGACATCACGCAGCTTAACGTCGATCCAGACCTGGGCTTCGTGTACGCGCCACCGGACGCGATTGACGTAGATGCCGGTACATCGGCAGTCATCAAGCGTGGCGCACGGCTGTACGACCGCAGCGCGTCCTCGTATGACCTGCGGCCCATCTTCGGCACCGCGCCGGTAACAGTGTCCGTTGTCCGCGAACTCGCCTTCGCGGACCTCCCGATGCTCGCACAGCAAGTCGTGTCGTCGCGGGCCAAGCTGGACTTCCAATCCGCCTATGACGGCGACGACAACAAGTACAGCAAGATCGGCGGCGAATACACCATCGCGGAACGCCTCCTCAAGGCCGAGAACATTCGGCAGAACAGAGTTAATTTATTCCAGTCCGCCTCGATGCAAGAGAAGCTCCGCCTCGTGCGACCCATGTCGCGGTGGAACCGTGCTCGTGCGGGCTGGTAAGGAGAACGCATGAGTAAAGTAGTCGGCTCCTACGCCAGCGTGACTCGCGGCGTATCGGAACAAGTCCCGCAGGATCGGCATCCCGGTCAGATGTGGGAGCAAGTCAACATGATCTCGGACCCGGTGGTCGGCCTCGCACGCCGTCCGGGTTCGAGCCTGAAGGCGATGGTCACGGCAGCGGCTGGGGCGGCGCTGACTGCGAACATGCAGAACGACATCCGCCTGTACCGCGAGTACACCTTCTTCAACCGGGGCAAGGAGTACAGCCTCCTGTACCGCACAGCAGCCGCTGCTGGCCCGTACGAACTCCCACCGTTCCTCTGCTACTGCAAGACGGACGCCCGCTTCCTCGGTGTCTGGTACATGGACGGCGGCACCGCCAACCCGGCAGCGGCCACTGGCCTCGCGCCGTGGATCACAGGTGGCGTGAGCGCGCTCGCGACGGTGGGCGATTACCTCGCCATCGCGGCGAACACGCTGGGTCCGGGCTACAGCATCAACGACCGCTATGCGCAGACCGCAACGCAGGGCGTCGCATGGTGTCGAGGTGGTGCGTACAGCCGCACGTACACGATCAAGATCACGCGCTCGGATGACGGGCATGTCTTCTCGGCCTCGTACACCACGATGGCTTCGAGTTACCCGAACCTGCTGAGCACGGCGGACATCGTCTCGGGCGCGTCGGACTATCAGAAGCAGGTGAACGACCGCGTGAACGCGTACAACTCAGCGGTGAACAAGTGGATCGGTGACGCAGCCGCGTCGATCACGCCACAGAACATCGCATCACAGCTTGCGAGCCAGCTTAATGCGGCGGGCTACACCAACCTCGGAACGATGGGCGGCACGATCTTCATGGATCACATCACCAGTCTGTCCGTTGACGACGGCGGTGACGGCACCCTGTTCCGGGGCATCCACAACACGCTCGATGACGTAGCCAAGCTGTCGCCAATCCACGGTAACGGTAAGGTGGTGCAGGTGAAGGCGAACAACCAAGTGGACCCGTACTACATGGTGTTCAAGACCGACGATGGCAGCTACTGGTCCACCGGCAAGTGGGTGGAAGGTCCGGCTCAAGTCATCACTCCGGGACAGGTGTTCGCGGTCGCGGGCATCACGCCGGACGGCAACAGCTTCTGCATTGGCTCTACGCCGAGCGTGCTGAACAATGGCGGCACCTTCACATGCCCCCAGTTCACCCCGAGCGTATGCGGTGACAAGGACCAGACGGCAGCGATCCCGTACTTCTTCGGCAAGAAGATCAGTCTCATGACGATGTTTCAGGACCGCCTCGTCATAGTCGCGGACGGCACGATCTTCATGTCGCGCAGCGGGGACTACTTCAATTGGTTCCGGCAGACGATGTTCTCGGTGCAGGACGACGATCCGATTCAGGTGTACGCCCTCGGCGCGCAGGACGACACGATCTCCAAGTGCGTCACGTACAACAAGAACCTGTTCATGTTCGGCCTGCGGAACCAGTACGTCATCCCCGGCAACTCACTCGCCACTCCGAAGGACGTGTCGGTGGGCGCGGTGGCACACGAGCGGGACGCGAGCACGGCTCAGCCTGTGACCTCGGGCAACTTCGTCTTCTACGGCACCGCCGCAGTGGCGGGTGGCACGCAGTCATACAGCGGCATCATCAGCCAGTTCCAGCTTGGCCTGTTCCAAGACGTGCCCGAGACGTACCAGATCAGCAAGCAGCTTGCCCGGTACATCAAGGGCCGACCCATCGAACTGGAGGCGCTGAATACACCCTCGACACTGTTCGTACGCACGGACGGCGTGGACAACGGCTTCTACGTCTACAGCTACCTCGACGCGGCAGGCACGCAGTCCCGCGAGTTCGACTCGTGGAGCCGCTGGGAATGCTCGGCCTCATGCGGGCACATCGCAGCGATGTCGCAGTACCGCCAGCGCCCGCTGACGTTCTGGTTCATGCCGGATGCAGCGGCGGGTGGATCGAACATCCTCGCGGTGGTCGCGGAGTTCAACATGGACACGACCGACCGGTCACGACCTTTCATTGACCTCCAAACCCCGATCACGTCCACAGGCCCGATCAATGGACAGTGGGGTAACTGGCAGACCACGAAGATGTGGGCGGACGCGAGGGTGACGCCGGACAGCACCAAGGCCGAGTTCCTCATCAACGCGAAGATGACTGGGTGGGGCACGTTCGTGGCGCAGTACCCGGCCATCGCGGGGGCCAACATGGTGGTCGGCTTCGACTACCCGAGCTACGTCACGCTGACCGCGCCGTACTTCCGGGACGACCACGACAAGGCCATCGTGAACGGGCGGCTCGTCGTCAACAAGTACACCGTGAGCTTCACGGATACGAGTGGCTGTGACGTACTCCTGACGGATTACAACGGGACCAACGTCAAGACGGCGGCGTACAACGCACGCCTAGTCGGTCACTCGAACAACCTCGTGGGCCGCATCCCTATCACGACATCGGTATTCCCGGTGCCTGTGGGTCGGGCCAACACGGAACACAAGGTCACGTTCCAAAGCAAGCCCGTTCTCCCGATGACGATCTCAGCGGTGGAGTGGGTCGGTCAATTCTTTACTTCCGGGAGGCGAGTCTAATGTGCTCATTCCTTAACATGGCAGTGGGTGCAGTCGAAGGGGTCTATCGCGGCACGATCATGAATGCGCAGAACGCCGCGCAGTACACGGTCCAGATGGCGCAGACCGACGCGTCTAACCTGCTTGCCAAGGACCAAGCGGACAACACGAACGCACTGCGGGCGGCAGGCAATGACTTCGCCGCCGCGCAGGCGGCACTGTCCAACACGCAACGCTCGATCAAGAACCAACAGACGAGCGCGGCGATTGGTTCGCAGTACAACACGCACGAGACGAACGTGATCCGAATGCTGGACGCGACCGTCAAGGGCACCGTCGAGCAGCAGATTCAAAGCTCGGCAGTCCTCGGCGCGCTGCGCGCTGACGCAGCGGCCAAGGGCGTCGGTGGCGGGTCCGCAGACATCATGCGCAGCACGATGCGGAGCACGCAGGCACGGCAGGCGAACAACGCGCAGGAGAAGGTCAACACCATGTCCTTCGACGCGATGATGGCCTCCGCTGGCTTGCGCTCGAACCTCATCATGTCGCAGGACTACGGCACGACCGTCGCGAACATGAACTACCAGACGGCCATCCCGCAGACCACAATCGCACCGATGAAGGCACCCGAGCTTACGACAGCGCAGATGCTGCTCATGGGCGCGGCTGGCGGCGGTGGCTTCCAGCAGTTCAGCCAAGGCAACAACCGGGGCACCACGCTCGGCGGCTCGGGCGACGACTACAACGGCTCGACTGGCAGCACGCAGGGCTACTCCTCACAGACGATCCTGAACGGCGTCGAGTCCACGAACGATAGCTGGTCGCAGACGAACGCGGGCGGCGGTAACTCGTACGGCTTCACGCTTGACAACTCCAGCGGCTCAAGTGGCGGCGGTGGCGGTCAGAACGGCTCGTCCAGCAACTTCAACTTCTCACTCTCATAAGGAGACTCTATGGCAGGCGTGAGCTTCAGCCTCAACTCAGGCGGTGACGTAGTAACGCAGCAAAGCACGCTGGGCGTCGGCGGCTCCGGCAGCTTCCAAGGGAGCAGCGGCGTCACTGGGCAGTCCAGTGGCGGCGTCGCCAACGGCGGTACAGACCTCAACGCGTTCTCAAAAGCGGAGATGGCGCAAGGCGTCTTCGGCTCGGGCGTCAGCCTCGAAGCACTCGACAAGCTGACGCAGGGCATGATCCAGCCGTACATCGACCGGCAGAAGAAGGAGCAGTACGCGCAGGGTATGGCGCAGGCTGCACAGGGCAAGGCACTGGCGGACATCCAAGCCGAGCAGCCGTGGTACTCGGCCATCTACGGCCCGGACGCCACGGTGCAGGGCGCACAGATGTACAACGTGAACGCTGCGATGAATCAGGCGCAGACGGACTTCATGCAGGCCATGCCGCAGCTTCGGGAGAAGTCGCCGGATCAGGTGCGCCAGTACCTCGTGGACAAGACCGCGAGTATGCAGAGCACCGGCGACCCGTACACGGACGCCATGATCCAAGGCAAGATTCCCGAGATGTACGGGGACATGCTGAAGACGCACATGACGCAGTACGTGCAGTTCACTCAGGAGCAGAACAAGCAGGGCTTCGACAACATGGGCGTGTCCTCGGCCAAGGCCATGCAGGCGACGCTCGCGGCGGACAACGACCTGTCACCCGAGACGACGGCAGCGGCGTATGCGAACTATCGCAATCAGGTGCTCAAGCCGGACAACATGACGACCGACGCGTACCAGAAGTCGCTGCACGATCAGATCGTGTCGAACGCACAGGCGGGTAACTGGCACGCAGTCCGCGCCATGCAGGAGATGCCCGAGTATCAGGCGCTCGACCCGCTCGTCAAGGAGGAACTGAGCACCAAGATTCCGCTCCTCGAAGCGAACGCGGCAGCGAAGAACCCGAAGACGATGGACATCATGAACTCCCGCGAGGGGCTGGTGTTCAACATGACGCGAGGGCAGAGTCCCTTCGACTCGACGCCGTCGGGCCACGCGGCAGCGATCAACGCGATGGAAGCCGTGAACCAGCAGAACAAGCTGCTGAACGGTGACGCCACTCCGGTGTTCACGCAAGAGCAGCAGGCCGAAGTCCTGAAGCAGATGGACGCGAACAACCAGCGGCAGCAGACGCTCGCGGCGAAGGTGCAGAACAAGCAAGCGAACTACAACGAGGCCGCGACCTTCGTGACGCAGGCTTGGACATCGAACCGCCCGGACATCATCAAGGGCAAGCCGGTCGAAGAAGCCCCGCGCCTCGCGCAGTTGAACTCGATCTACTCCAGCGCAATGCGGCAGGACGCCAGCCCCGAGGAGCAGCAATCCTTTTGGGCGCACGCCAGCGCGAACGCGCACGACTCGGCGTTCATCGTCCCCTCGCTGAAGGAGGACATCGTCCACGGCTCGGCGGGCATCCTCGACGGCACTGCACCGGCAACGCCGGACCAGCAGCGCGTGCTCCAGATCGCTCAGCAGTTGCGCAGCGGGCCGGGTGGTATCGGCGCGGTGAAGTCGTACTTCGGTGACGAAGCGGAAGCGGTCCTCGGAATCCTGGACTCGCACGTTGACACCACGAACGCAGCGGCCTACACGGACGTGAAGCTCCAGTTGTCTCGGGGCAAGGGTGCGGTGGCATCGCCGCAGGACAAGAAGGACGCAGTCTCGTACGTGAAGTCGCAAGACCCGTCGTGGTGGAAGTTTTGGGCGGGTGGCTCGCTGTCCGGCGCTGACCTCTCGGACGAAGCCAAGGAGAACATGGCGAGCGAGATGGCACCGATCATGGCGAAGAACAAGAAGGCGTTCAACATGAGCAGCGATGCCGCAGCGAAGGCCGCGTTCACGCAGATCATGGGCGACGCTGACCTCGTGCCCGGAACGTACGTCCCCGAAGACCGCGGTCGCTGGGGCAAGGAGGAGTCATTCTCCGCGTACGTCAGCAAGGGCGGCAGCGCCAACATCGGCCAGCAGGACGGCCTGTACCAGACCACGTTCCGCAAGCTGATTGACGAGAAGATCACGGCTGCGGTGACGAGCCTGCCGAACGCGGACAAGGAGAACTTCAAAGCGAAGGACTACTCGGTGTCGTACGGCCAGTACCTCGGCGGCGGCAAGATGAACCTCGTCCTGAACAAGAAGGACGGTACGCCCCTCCGCATCGTTGTGGACGGCACAGAACTGGGTCAGCGAATCCTCGCGGCTCAACCCACTTATCACGACAAGTCGCTCGACGTGCCAGCATCGGCAATCGGCGGCGGTCTGTAAGCACGGCGGTACAGCACCTTGGCAACAGGGCGCTGTGCCATCCGTGTTCAACCTTTAGGAGAACTACATTGAACCTGCAAGAAAACCCTTTTACTGAAGACCAGATCGCGGACCTCGAAAACAACGACCGCGACCTGAACATCCCTGTTGGCACGTCCGGCAGGCAGATCATGCAAGAGTCCCGCAACAACGCCCACGCCGTTTCCCCGGCGGGTGCTGTCGGCTTCGCACAGGTGATGCCGAAGACACTGGCGTCGCTGAACAAGCAACTCGGGCGTGACCTCGACCCGACGAACTGGCAGGACTCGCTCCTGATCCAGAAGACGGTCATGCAGCAGAACCTCGCGCACTTCGGGAACCTCCCGGACGCGCTGAGCGCATACAACGGCGGCTGGGACAAGTCGAAGTGGAACAACACCGAGACGCAGGGCTACGCGCCCGCGATCCTCGGCGGCGTCGCACCGGCTGACCAAGGCGGCATCAACTTCAAGACCCCGCACACGCAGACGAAGCTCGAAGCGGCGAACGCCCTCGAATCGAACGCGCAGGACGTGCTCCGATACAACGCGGGCGCAGCGAACGGCACGGCCATGAGCCGCCCGGACCTGAACACCTCGCTGTACACCCAAGCAGCCGATACGTCGGCGCGGGAGGTGGCGCAGGAGACGCAGCACGCCTCGATGCTCGGCACGCTCCAGCAGGGTCTGGAGTGGAACACGATCACCGGGCGCATGGTGGATCACTTCTTCGAGGACAAGGCCGATCCGAACTTCAAGCTCACGGACGACGACAAGAAGAACTTCTCGCAACAGCACCCGCAGATTTGGGCGAACGAGGAGATGCGGAACTACGTCCTCGGCGCGAGCAGCCAGTCGAATCTGGAGTCGCGCCTCGACGCGGCGAACCAGCACGTCGATTTCCAACAGCGGTACGAGAACACGCACGGCCTGATCGGCGCGGGCGACGGCCTCGTGAACCTGATGTCCGGCATGGCCGACCCTGTGACCCTCGTCGCAACGATGGGCCTCGGCAGCGCGCTGAGCGTCATGAAGACCGGCGCAGAGGCAAGTATGCTGGCCCGCACGGCAGGCTCGGTTGCAGAAGGCGCGACAACGAACGTGGCCCTCGGCGGCATCATGGCCGACATGGACAACCAGCACTTCGGCTGGAAGGACGTGGTATCGCAGGCAACGGCAGGCGCAGCATTCGGCCTGATCGGTGGCCTCGTCCACACGAAGTCCAAGCTGAGCGAGAAAGACCCCGGCGTGAAGCCGGACGGCGTCGATCACGCGGCAGCAGGCGCAGAGCACACGGCGAACCAAGTCATCGACTCGCTGACCGCGAAGAACAACATCGAGACGCCGGGACTGGAAGGCCACAACGCGGGCACCGTGGACCCGCACGCAGCGGCGACGGAGCACGTTCAGACGGGCACCGAAGCCAGCGGGCATCAAGGCCACGTTGACTCGGCAGTCGAGCGAGCAGCGGCGGACGAGGAGCGTGCCAAGGCCGACGAGGAGAAGGCCAAGGCAACGGAGCAGGCGAACGCCTCGGGCGACGAAGAAGCGAAGGCCAAGGCCGCAGCGGACGAAGACACCGAAGCAGGCCGCACCGTGGCTCCGGGCGTCGAGCAGGCAGTCACGGAGGAGTGGCGTCAGACGTGGGGTTCCACGCGAACCGGCGAGCGGGCGCATGACTCCCGCGTGGCGAAGGCGACGTGGGTGTCGGACTCGGTCACGGAACTGAAGAAGCTGACGAACAGCGCGAACGAAGGCATCGCCAAGTTGGCAGCGCACCTGCTGAACTTCGTGCGCGACCCTGCGGCCATCTACGGCCAGCCGCTCGACAAGCACGGTCAGCCGATCCGCTCGAACTACACCATCGCACGCCACTCGATCATGATCGGTGAGGACACCTCTGGCGACCCGCTCGCCAAGAAGCCGAACGGCATGACGAACGACCAGACGATGCTGCACGAGATCACGCACAGCCTCACGGCAGGCAAGATCGAGTACGGCCTCGCGCACCCAGACACGGTGCATGGTCAACTCGTGCTCCAGTTCAACAAGCTGCGCCAAGCCGCGCTGCGCCAGTTGAACAAGGAGGGCAAGCTGGCCGAGAGCAAGCCGGGTTACGACGAGCAGGCGGCAGTTCATGCGGAGCACCACACCCGGTACTACCTCACGAACGCGCACGAGTTCAGCGCGGGCCTGTTCAGCGGCCACGACCACTTCCTCCAGCTTCTGAAGCGCACGGAAGTCGGCAAGGGCACGAACCTGCTGGGCAAGGCGGTGGACATCATCCGCTCGCTCCTCGGCATGGAGCCTGACGAAGTGAACGGCCTGACGCGTGCGATGGGCATCCACGACGCCATCCTCGAACGCAAGCTCGACATCAAGCAGAAGATCGCGATTCGCGGCAAGGAGGACGGCATGACGACCCACACGGTCCAGCCGGGACGGGACGTGTTCCTCGAACCCGGTCACGACCGCGAGGACATCCCGCTCGGGCCGCTGGCGCAGAGCATCGAGCCGCAGCTTACGACGATGGCGCAGAAGCCCATGCCGAAGGAACTGGAGGCGATGCGCACCCGCGCAAAGCAGTGGTATCAGAACTGGCGTGGCAAGACCGGCATCGGTCGGGCGCTCGGCCTGTTGGACTCGGTGGGCGTGAAGCTCGGCCTGTCCGACAACCCGATGGTCCGCGCTGTCTCGAACATGATGATCGAAGACGCCACCGGCGCATCCCGCGCAGGCGGCACCTCGGCAGCTATCGACAAGGTCGCAATGGCCTCGAACTGGCGCACGCCGATGGCGAACCTGTGGAACCAACTCTCTCCCGAACTGATGACCGCGAAGGAGAAGGCACTGGTGCAGGCTGGCATGGGCGACGAGACGCTGAAGCGCATCGGCAAGCAAGTGCAGGAGGAACGACTCCAGCACCGCAACGCACGCCTGAACGGCACGGAGTATGAGTCGCAGGCACACCCGGCGATCCAGAAGCTCGCGGCGGCGATGGACGGCATGTTCAAGGACATCACCGAGAAGGGCACGGCAGCAGGCGAGGGCGCATCCACGAAGATCGGCAAGTCCGGTTGGCAGGGCTACGTCCCGTACCGCTTCGATGACGCGGCACTCCGCACGCTGTACAAGGAGGCGCTGACGGACCCGGCCAAGGCCGAGGAGTGGAACAGCCTGCGTCAGAACTTCCGCGACCAGTACGTGCAGAAGCTCACCGATCCGCTGCGGGCCAAGATGTCGAAGGCAGGCCCGGTGGAGGAGCGCACGCTCATGCAGCGTGTCGAGCAGATGGCGAAGGACCGGACGGACGACTACTTCACGCAGATCATGCGCGATCAGGGTGGCCGTGTGCTCGGTGCTGATGACCACTTCGCCAACGTCGCTGCGAAGATGCTGGACGACGTACGGGCGCTGAACGGTCGCAAGGCCACGCGCCTGACGAAGCAGTTGATCTCGGACTTCCGCAAGGACTTGATCGCAACGATGTCGGACAAGAGCCGCACGGAGTTCGACCTGCTGAAGGAAGTCGGTGGCAAGCGGATGCTGGACTATCTCGACACGGACTACGGTCGCATGGTGCAGCAGAACACCTCGCACTACGCGGGCGCGATCTCGCTGGCGAAGCGCGGCATCAAGGACGACACGCACTGGCAGGCGTTCAAGGACGTGCTCACCAAGCACGGCGCCTCGAACGAGGAGCTGGACAACCTGGAGTTCGCGTACAAGTCCCTGAAGGACGAGCACCACGTCACGGAGAACGCAGCAGCGCAGGCTCTCCAGTCCGCCACCTCCCTCGCCCTCATGGGTAAGGTGGGCCTGAACGGGCTGGGCGATGCGGGCGCGCTCGTGGGCGCGGTCGGCATGAAGGGCTTCCTCGGCGCATTCGTGAACAGCTTCGGCAAGGACACGGCGCTGATGGCGCAGTTGAAGGTCTGCGCGACTTCGGCGCTCGGCATGGATCACCGCATCCACATGGCTGAGTCCACGTCGGGCATCACACCGCACACCGGCTCGATGCTCACGAACCCGACGATGTGGAAGAACATCCGCCAAGGCTTGAACACCAGCCTGTCGTGGATGTCCCTCTCGCGCCCGATCCAGATGATGACGCACCGCGCTGCGGTTCCGGCCATCACGGAGGAACTGGTCAAGGCGATCCAAGGCACCAAGTTCGATGAACACGGCACCATCGTGTCCACCGGCAGCAAGACCCTCACACCGGCACGACTGGTGGAGACGGGCCTCGATGCGGATCGCGTGCGCGGTATCCAGACCATGCTGGCAGAGCACGACGCGGGCCGGCAAGTGGGCGACCAGATCAACTGGCACCTGTGGGACAAGGCCGCGCCCGGTACGGCGGAGGACATGATCGGCGCAATTCACCGCGTCACCGGTCAGGTGCTCCAGCGAGCCTTCATTGGCGAGCAGCCGCGCTGGCAAGTCGAAACGGCGATGGGCAAGTTCTTCACCCAGTTCCGCAATCAGGGCATGGTCGGCGCGGAGAAGCAAGTGGCGCGCAACATGGCGCACGCTGACCGCACCGCAGTCGTCACCGGCATCTCGAACGCGGCATGGGCGGCTGGCCTGTACTACGCCAAGACGATGGCCTCGACGGCAGGGATGTCGGATGCGCAGCGGGACAAGTACCTCGCCCACAAGTTCAGCGGCATCGAACTGGCCTCGGGTGTCTCCTCGATGACCAACATCTCCGGTATCGCCTCGGACGCTCTGGACGCCACCAACATGGTGTTCGGCGGGCAGTCCAACGGCACCAGCCCGTTCGCCTCGATGGGATACCTGAAGACCGCAGCCGGAGCCATCAGCAAGATCGGTGGTCAGATTTCGGGGTCAGATACGGCGGACATCCACAAGACGGTCGCGGCAACCCTGCGCACCGTGCCCCTCGGTAACACCTTCCTCGGGACCGCGCTCGTAAACGGCGTCACCCCGTAAGCCCGGAGAAGCCCGCCCAGCGCGGGCCTCCGATTTCGCTGGACCAAAAGACAACAACACAGGAGCAACCATGCCCTCGTCATACCTCATTCCGTGGCTTAACGCGTCGGGTCAAGGCGGCTTGCGTAACTCGATGCAAGCTACTTTGAGCGACGGCGTGCAGCGCGTGTTCAACTTCAACTTCGCGGGCGGCTACATCAGCCAGTCCGACGTGAAGGCGTACAAGTACGACCCGGTTACTTCGGTCACGACCGCAGTGACTCTCACCCCGGCGATGTTCACCGGGACCAATCAGATCACCCTCTCGGCAGCAATCCCGAGCGGGCAGTACTTCGTGATCTACCGCGACACGCAGAAGACCACGCCCCTCGTGGACTTCACGAACGGCGCGATCATGAACGAGGCGAACCTCGACATGATGGCCGACCAGACCATCTTCGTCGCAGCCGAGATGACCGACCGCTTCGACACCGTCAACGACGGCTCGACGCTGGCGCTCCTGAACTCGGCGGATGCGCAGACCAAGGCGGCGACCGCCATCACCACGGCGAATGCAGCCACGGCTACGGCCAACGGCGCAGTGACCACCGCGAACGGCGCGACCGCGACCGCTAACGGTGCAGTGACGACCGCCAACACGGCGAAGTCCACGGCGGACACCGCCAAGAGCACCGCCGACGCGGCGACCGCGACAGCGAACGGGATTGACGCCAAGGCGACCTCCGCGCTCGCGAACGCGAACACCGCCGTCACCACGGCCAACGGCATCGACACAAAGGCCACCTCGGCCCTAACCCAAGCGGGAGCAGCCGTCACCACGGCCAATGGCGCAGTCACCACCGCGAACACGGCCCTCACCACGGCCAACGGAGTGGATGCCAAGGCGACCTCCGCGTTGAGCACGGCGGGCACTGCGCAGACGAATGCGAACACGGCCCTGTCCACCGCGAATGCCGCCGCAACCACGGCAGGCAACGCGTACCAGAAGTCCGGTGGGGATGTCTCGGGTTCGATCCTGTCCACGGCTCCCACGTTTCAGTACCGCTCCATCAGCGGCAGCTACGGTGTCATGTGGCATCAGGACAACAACAACTGGTATCTCCTGTCCACGTCGCCGGGGGACCAGCGGGGCACATTCAACACGTTCCGCCCGATCATGTATAGCCCGAGCAACGGCTACCTCACGCTCGGCGGGTCCGGGCATGGGATCGGCATGGGGAGCGACCTCAACCTCAACACCGCATCCGGTGGGTACTCGTACTCGATCCGAATGAACGGTGGCGGGTACGTCCCGATCATCCGCGCCAGCGGCAATACCTCGTCGGTCGAATTTATCAACTCGGCCAACACGGCCGTGAACTTCGCAGTGCGTGACGACGGGACCGCAGTCCATCGCAACAACGTGTTCGTTGGGGGGAACGGGCAGGTAGCGGGTGACGGCAACCTGTACGGTAGCGCGTGGGGCAACGACTGGCTTTCGAACAACCTGACCAACCGCTTCAACGCGAAGCAGGACTCGGGCAACTACGTCCGGGCAGGGTCGAACTACATCCAGATCAACTGGGACGGGCACCTGCGCGGGTACGTTGACGGTCAGCACCAAGGTGCGTTCATTACCGACTTCACCATCCAGTGCAACGGCGCGAACGGTAAGATGAACTTCGACTCGTGCCAGCAGCTTGGCTTTGCCAGCGGCAACCGTGACCTCCCGTACTTCATGAACAACGGGACGTACTCGTGGTTCGTGACGCAGAAGAACGGGTCCAACACGGTGAACCTCCCGTTGCGCTCCAACGGCTACATCGAGTGGACGACGGACATCGGTTCGGTCGGCTGCAACTACTTCACCTCGGACGAGTTCTACAAGCGGAACATCACGCCTGTGGCGAAGCCGTTCATGGAGGATGTCGAGAAGATGGAGTTCGTCTCCTTCGACTACGCGCCGGGGTACAACAGTGGGGAGCACTGGAAGCTCGGTGTCACGTCCCAGCAGCTTGCGTCGATTGACCCGGACTACGTTCACACGCTGTCCGACCAGACGCAGACGCCGGACACCAGCCGCTTGCTGATCCTGGCCCTGCGTACCATTCAGGAGCTTAACGACCGCGTAAAGGCGCTCGAAGCCGTATCCAAATAACTTAGGAGGACCTAATGAGTTTCGGTGAACATGCCACCGCAGCAGTACAAGCAGCGCCGCCGGTGGTCATCACCGGAGCATCCATCTTCGGAGTTCCGCTCAACGACGCAGTCATGTGGGGTACGGCAGCGTACCTCGTGTGTCAGTTCGTCGTGATCCTTCCGAAGGTCATCCGAACTATCAAAGGGAGATTCAAGTGAGCAAGACCGCCAGTGCAGAAGCACTGGGGGAACTGCACGCCCTCGTGGCGCAGACGTTCGCCAGCCTCGTGGCTGACCCGGACCTCTGCAACGCGGCCATCCTCGGCGCGGCCACGAAGTTCCTGAAGGACAACAGCATCACCGCCGTCGTGGAGGACAACACCGCGCTGAGCGAGATGCAGAAGAAGATTCAGGAGATGCAGGACCGACGCAAGAACCGTACGGGCAGCGTCGTGTCAATCGTTCCCCCGACAGTAACCGACGACGAGGCAGAAGCCGCCGTCGCTCAAGCCGTAGCAATGGCTAACCCTCGCTTTGGCTCGTGAGTCATTAGAGGCCGCATTACAGCGCATCGCGCAGCTAGAAATCCTTCAGGGTGCCTACCCTCACTTCATTCCCTTCTGCGAAGACGGGATGATCGAGCTAGGCTTCTCCCTCTCGGAGGTTCAAGCCGACATCGCTGAGTTCATGGAGTTCGGCCCGCACTACCTCATGGTGCAGGCTCAGCGGGGCCAAGCTAAGACCACCATCTGCGCACTGTTCGCAGTCTGGTGTCTGATCCACGACCCGAAGCACCGTATCCTGATTATCTCAGCCGGTGGAACACAAGCGAACGAAATCAGTACCCTAGTCGTCCGCGTCATCATGACGATGGACATTCTGGAATGCTTACGCCCTGACCGCAACGCAGGCGACCGGACATCGGTCGAAGCATTCGACGTGCATCACACCCTCAAGGGTCTTGATAAGTCGCCATCCGTGGCGTGCGTAGGCGTCACCGGCAACTTGCAGGGTAAGCGCGCCGACCTACTTATCGCGGACGACATTGAGAGTGCGAAGAACTCCCTGACCGAGCACCAACGGCAGGCGTTGCTTCAATTGACTCGTGACTTCCCTTCTATCTGCTCCACCGGGCGAATCATCTACCTCGGCACACCGCAGTCGATCAACTCGATCTACAACACGCTACCCGGTCGTGGCTACACCGTCCGCATCTGGACTGGTCGTTACCCGACGCTGAAGCAGTTGGAGAACTACGGCGACATGCTCGCCCCGATGATCGTGCGGAAGCTGAAGGCAGACCCTAGCCTTGGCATCGGCGGCGGCATCTTGGGCGACCAAGGCCAGCCGGTGGACCTCGAACTACCAGCAGGCAACGAGGAGTTCCTCGCGAAGAAGGAGAACGACCAAGGCCCAGCGTACTTCCAGCTTCAGCACATGCTGAACACGAAGCTCGCGGACTCGGAACGATTCCCTCTGCGCCTCGCGAAGATTCTGTCCATGCGCTTGGCTGACGCGTACCCGCTGACCGTCACTCCCGGTGTCCTCGTTCACGAGGTCATCAAGTACTCGATCAACGGCACCACGTACACCCTCGGCATTCCCTCCAGCGTGTCACCGGATCGCACCGGCCTGCAAGGCATCGTCATGTACGTTGACCCGGCAGGCGGCGGCAAGAACGGCGACGAGACTGGATACGCCGTCGTCGGCTTCCTGAACGGCACGTTGTACGCCTTGGAAGTCGGTGGCGTGAAGGGCGGCTTCGACAGTGCGAACTTCGAGAAGCTGACCGGCATCGCAGCCCGGTGGAAGGTGAACCGCATCCTTGTCGAGAAGAACTTCGGCAACGGGGCGTACCTCCATACGTGGCTTCCGCTCCTCCGCGCAGGCTACCCGCAGACCGTGGGTGGTGGCTGTGCAATTGAGGAGACGTGGGAGAGCGGGCAGAAGGAGCTTCGGATCATCGACGTTCTCGAACCCATCATCGCCCGAGGCTCGCTCGTCTTCAACGACGAGATCATGCGAGACGAGGAGAAGTCCCTCCAGCAATACCCGGCTGAACGCCGACCATCGTATTCCCTCCTTCACCAGATCGCGCACATCACGCGTGAGAAGAACGCCCTCCAGCACGACGACCGACTTGATGCCCTCGCGGGTGCCTGCCGGTACTGGGTCGAGCAGATGGGTGTGAATCAGGAGCGCGCCATTCAGGCCGTTCGTGAGAAGGAGTTCGCTGAGTGGATCAAGAACCCGCTCGGCCGTAACCAAAACCTCCGGGGACCGCAGGCATCCAGCCGTGGCTCCGCTTTCAACAAGTACCGACGTTAAGGAGAAACACCATGCGTGCAGATGCACTCCCTTCCCTCGAACGCTGCGTCAGCGGCGGGGCAGACCTTCGTTATGACGCGGCTGACGCGATCAGCTACGTTCAACTCGCCGCACCCAAGGGTTCGGGCGGGGTCGCCTCGGCCAAGAAGCTCCGCGACTTCTTCATCGCTTGCGCGAACGCCTGCGACACCGCAGCCGGTGGCGACGGCATCGTGACCGACGGCGTATTGCCGTAATGGCCCGCGTCGCTGCTCGCGTGATCGCGCTGGCGGCGGCAGCGGCCACAGCCCTCACGCTTCACTTCGAAGGCACCAAGCCCGTAGCCTACCGCGACCCGGTGGGCATCCCCACAGCCTGCACCGGGCACACCGGCGCGGACGTTCGCGTGGGCCGTGTGTACTCCCCGAAGGAGTGCACCGACCTACTCAGCGCGGACTCTAACGTGGCGATGGGCGCGGTGCTCGACCTCACCCAAGGTCCGATCAACGCGAACGAACTCGCGGCACTCACCGACTTCACCTTCAACGTGGGCCGAGGCAACCTCGCCTCGTCCACGCTGCTGCGCAAGTTCAACGCTGGCGACCACCTCGGTGCCTGCCGGGAACTGCTGAAGTGGGTGTACGCCAAGGGCCAGGAACTCCCCGGCCTCGTTCGCCGCCGTCAGGCCGAATACGAGACGTGCATCAAATGACACCGCTGATCGACCGACTGCTGATCGCCCTCGCTGGCCTGCTCGTTCTGAGCGGGCTGGGGACCGCGGTCTACGTAGAACACACACGCGCTGAGAAGGCTTCCGAACAGGTTGCCACGCTCACCGCCTCCCTCGTGGCCTCGCAAGCCGCCTTCGACGCCTACAAGACGGCGCAGGCGGTCACGCAGGCTCGTGCCTCAACCAACCAGACGAAGGTGACACATGCGCTTCAAGCACACCCGGACTGGACTAGCACTGCTGTGCCTGATGACGTGTTTGACGGCCTGTACGGCAACCGTCCCCATGCAGCCTCCGGCGTCCCTGCTTCAGGCGTGCCCGGAGCCAGCACCTCCCGCTGACCATACGCTCGGCGGGCTGGTGCAGTCCATCCATGACTATCAGACCTCGCTCGACAACTGCAACGACCAGTTGACCGGGCTGCGGGCGTTCTACGCCCCACGGAAGTGAGAACCTTCCGCATCGACCCGTACGGGCTGACGCTGCGGCTGCTGACCGGCGAGAAGGAGACTGCGAACTGGGCCGCTCGATGCGGCGTTGATGCGCTGCCTGCGGCAGGCGTCTGCTGGATGCACCGGGGCGTGCTCTACGTCGCGGTGCTGGATCGGTCGCTGGCTACGCTCGTCCACGAGCTAGGCCACGCCGCCATCCGGGTGATGGAGCACATCGGACACCCAGTGTGCTCCGCCTCGGACGAACCGTTCTGCTACCTGCTGGACCACCTGTACGCCCTGTGCGCGCCGGTTGTCAGCCCAGCTTCTTCGCCAAGTCCTTCGCCCGCAGGTGGGTGTACCGACGCATCATAGACTGGGTCTTGTGCCCGGTGATGCTCATGACCTCGGTGTCCGTCAGACCCAGTTCCACGAACCGGGTAGTGGCGTGGTGCCGGGAGTCATGGAAGGTCACATCCTCCAGACCGGCCCTGTCCCTCGCCCGGATGAAGGCCCGCTTTATCGCTTCGCTGGTCAGCCCCGGCCACACCCGGCCCTCCTTCCGTCCACCGATGGCTTCCTTCAGGATCGCCACCGCTCGGCTGGAGAGAGGAACCGTCCGGGCTTCGTCCGTCTTCGTGGCTCCCGCCTTGAGGCTGACCGCACATCCCTCCAGATCGACCGCCTCCACCCGGAGGTTCACGATCTCCCCTTGTCGCATCCCAGTCTCCAGTGCAAGCTCGAACACCTGAGCGACGTACGGTTTCTGGGACTGCCGACAGGCTTCCAGAAGGACCGCCTTCTCCTGATCCGTCAGCCGACGATCACGAGCAGGGCTGTGCTTCGGGCGGCGAACATCATGCACCGGATTGGTGCCAGTACCGATGGCCCAGTCCTTCCGCGCCACTTCGAGGACGTGGTGAAGCAAGTTCAGTTCCCGGTTGACGGTTGACCCACTTACAGGCTTGTCCCCAGCCCCGCTGAGCCGCTCGTCGCGGTACTTGGCTACCATCGCACTGGTGAGTTTCCCGAGCGGCTGCTGGGCGATCCAAGACCTCTGGAGGGCATTCAGCCTCCAAGCCTCGACGGATGCACCTTTCTTCAGAGGAGAGACTTCTTTGAGATAGCGGGCCAGAACATCCCGGAGGAGCGGGGACGCATCGAGTGTCCCGATCAGTCCTCGGTCGATACCGCGTTCTTGGTCCCGCTCCCACTTCTGTGCGTCTGCCTTCGTCTCGAAGGTGGCACTGAGTGGCTTGGCTCCAGCGCGGCGAATCTTCACCTGCCAGCGGCCAGAAGGGCGTTGAGAGATTGTCCCCATGATTTCCCCGGTCTTCGGTTGACCACCGCTGTCCCTGTAGTGTCCCCGCGCTGTTGGCGGAATCCCCTGAGAAGCTGGTGGGCGGTACTGGGATCGAACCAGTGACCCCTGCCGTGTGAAGGCGCCTCTTGCGCCCTCAACGGCCACTGGCGGGCGATCCCGACTACCCACCACGCTGTCCCGGAGGCTCACTGTCCCTGTAGTGTCCCAGAAATAACTGTCCCCGTCAACTGCCATTCGCTGTCCCACCGGACCGAACACCGGCACCCTCGCATCGGCCACTCGGCCAGAAAATGATCCAGATTTCTGCGGGGCCTTACGCCGCCCGCCCGCGCTCCCGCGCCCCCATGCAGCCCTCTTGACGCGCACGCACACGCCGCACGCACGACGCACGCGAATGCTCCTCTGTGTCTCTGCCTGCGCACGGCAGGTGACAGCGCATACGCAGCAAGGGGCGCCACAGGGGCTGGGACAGGCTGGGGACACTGGAGGCGGGGCATGTACCCGGACAGGGGCAACAGGGGCGCAGAGGGGCTGTGGACGCGTCGCAGTGGCATAGGCGCACGGCTCACAGGGTATCAGGAGGGATAACGTGGTGCTAGGCGTCGCAGAACCCGGAGCGCAGGTGTGCGGGTATCTGTCCTATTTCAATTTCGCTGGACCAAAAGACAGAGAGCGTTCGATCTGTTGCCAGCACGGTAGGACAGGAGCCTAGCCTGACCGTGACAGGAGCACGACACACCACGACAGCACAGGACAGCCGACAGAGAGACACAGGAGACAGGGACAGCCGACAGGAGAGCACAGGACGGCCGGACGGAGACAGCACAGGAGAACAGGACACAGGAGAGGACACAGGGACAGCACAGGAACCCAGCACACAATCACCCTGGGAGATGAGAGGACAGGAGAGCCACAGGAACCCAGCAACAGACCATTGCTAGAACGGTAAGAATCTGACCGAATGGACAGGATACAGACAGGACAAGGGAGAGCAGGACAAGAGATGGACAGCAAGTGCACCTAAGAGGCGAACAGGAGGCATCTTTGGCGCTATATCAGGGATTACCCTGAACTACGCACACCCTACAATCCTTTCCATCGGTTGACAGACACAAGAGACGCGGACAGGCAGTGACCTAGAAGCGCAGTGACTGGGACAGCCCAGCAGGATTGATCTCTGAGAGGAATGAGTAGCGGGGACAGTAAATAGCAGTTGACACATGCAGAATGTTCCGGTCTAATGGGAACCAATGCAGCACGCAGAGCACGAGAACGCCGAGTAACCCAAGGGTGAAAGCGCGGTAAGGTTCTGAGGATGCAGGGACAGTAAATAGCAGTTGACAGGCAGGACAGGTTCAGAGACACTGGGAACCAGCAGCACGAAGCACCAAGGAAGGCACTCAGTCGGCAGTAAGACTAGAGCGGCACCTTAAACGTCTTACCGTTCTGGCGTTACGAACGGCGCGACAGTGGCGAGACACTGAGTAGGGCGGTTCAAGTAGCAGCGAATCGGGACAGAAAAGGCAGTTGACAAGCGGTACGGGTTCTGCGACACTGGGAACCTAGCAGCAAGGCAGGACGGTTCAGGCAGTAACGAATCGGGACAGTAAATAGCAGTTGACAGACGGTTGAATGTCTGTAGAATGCGAAGTGTGGTAGGTAGTAAGCGAGTAGGATGCGCGATGCGCTCCTGCGATGCTGGGTAGGACGGTGTACGGTGCGGGGAACGGTCTAACGCGTCATGGCGAGTAACCGGGTCACGGACCTACCGTGCAAGGTGACGACCTTCGGGTTGGCGGAATAGCCACGTCACTGCGTGCGGGTTCAGACACTGGCCGATACAGCGAGAGCGTGATCTTTAACAATTAGGAGCGGGAACCCTACGTCTGACGCCAGCGATAGCAGGTAGTGACGTGGTGAGAACCGCACTGACTCCACAAGGTGTCTGTAAAGCATGGGTCTGCCATGCTGCACCGTGGATGAATCAGAACAGACATTAGCATCCACAAAGCGAGGGACTACAGGCTCCACGCACTGCGCATGGGTATGGTTATGACGTGAGAATTAAGCGTCAGGCGGAACCAAGCGAGTAGCGCGGCGTGCGGTACGTGAAGCGAGCGTGGCTAGTGTCTGTCCTGATTCATAGAATCAACCAACCGTATTTTTCATTGGATACAATCCCTAATAACAATCATCCGGGGTAGGTCATGAAGCTGCGCAAGATAACTGGCGAGTGCCGAGAACTGACCTTTCGCAATGGCGTGAAAGTCCTGTTCAGCTACGCTGATGTCGTGGCTGCTTTTGATCCGGTTCGCGGTTGGATGAAGACCAGTAAGCAACTGACTGCCGCCTCGCGTTACAGCGTTCGGGAGTGGTTGCATGAGCAGGATGCTGAGAATGTCGTGGAAGTTGAGCAGGATGTTCTCGACACCCTGATCGGCGCAGAAGTGCGCGTCTGAAGGGCTGTACACCGGCCACCTCGTGTGGCCTTTTCTCGGGCTTGCTAGTTCAGGAGTCCTCAAAATAAAGACGGGGTTCGCCATGAGCGGATTGATCGCAATAGATGAGAAGTGGCCGGAATGTACAGCACTCGATACCGAGGCATGGCTCACAGCCGTGCTGGGTTCCGAGAGGTCTGACCTGACGCTGCCGACGTATGTCTTCGGGTACAACATGCCGGGCTACATGCCGGACATGGAACCGCAGACGTACGACCGTGCAAGCGACGCACTGATCGCTCTCCGTGACGCACTGAGTGAGCGGTTGGATGAACTGGAGGAGGACGGCGACGCGCTGGGCTTCTCCGAGGAGCAGATTGAAGAACTGCGCGAATGCTTGGACGAGGAGCCTGACGACGATGGCGAGGTTGCCTTCACCGTGTGCGGCTTTGCGTACTGGATTCGCTGTGAGCATGTGTCGCTGGAGTCGAAGATTGACGGCCAGTGGCTCATGCAGGCTGAGGACGACATCAAGGCGGCGATTGAAGCCGAGATGGGCGAGGAGTACGTGTGCACTTCGGTGGACAACACGTACAACAACGAGAACGACTTCTCGTCTGACTTCCAGTGGCAGGTGTACTACCCTGCTGGCTCGTCTGACTGGTGCTACGCCAAGCGTGCCTTCGTCGCAATCGAGGTTCATCAGGGCGGCGACGTTCGTGGCAACTACGGTCGAATCCGACTGTACAGCGTGGACGACCTCGTGGACGCTGGGTTCTTGGACTGGATGCTCGGCTGGAACGTGGCCTATAGCGATGGCTCCGAAGTTCAGGAGAACGAACGCTTCAGCGTCGGCTACTCCAGCAATCCGTGGTGCGAGATGGTTGACCACATCAAGGGCGGTGATCGTGGCCTGCGCTGGTCCGAGAAGCACTCGTGCTTCGTCGGCTGGTACGAGGACGGGCGTGCCGTGAAGGTTCATCCCTACACTTATGCGGGGTGAGCGATGACTGACCGTGCCGCACAATGGATGCTGGCTGGTTGCCTGTGCCTTGCAGGCGCCTGCTGCGTGCTGATCTCCCTGATCCTGGGGTGACTATGAAGACAGCCACTATCGAGGTGTACCACGTCTTCGGGACGCGTTCGTGTAAGTCCGCTGACGTGCTGTACAGGGGGAAGCTCCTGTACCGTGCGGCAGGGCTGGAGCTACAGCAGAAGCTGCTCGAACAGGCCCGCAAGTGGGCGCACGACCACGGCTTCACTCATGTGGACGTGAGGCACCTGTCATGAACCAGCGTAGAATGTCCGGGTTCCGTCTGCTCAAGCGGGAGGTTCCCTTGGACCGTATCAAGATGCGTGCTGACATCCGCAAGCTCAACATCGAGGCTGAGAAGCTCCACGCCGAGACGTTGAAAATCCAGCGCGAGAACAAGTGGATGCCAATTGTCTACACAATCGGCTTCTTCGGCGCGGCGGCTGCGTTCGCCAAACTGTTCGTCCATTGAATCAACCAGCTACAGGCTCGCGTTTTAGCGGGCCTGTGTCGGGCTGACTCGTCGTACAATACGGGCCTTTTTGCCCTGTTGGAGACATCCTGTGAAGTACCTGTACCTGTTGTTCGTCGTGCTGTCCGTGTCCGCTTGCTCCCACACTCCTGTGTGTGGCTCAGTCGGTGCGGCAATGCTTACCGGTGGTGCAAGCTGCCTGTTCAGTCACGACAAGGACGCCTGAGTCCGCCAGCCATAGGCTCGCCCTGCGGGCCTGTGACGGGCTGATTAGCCCCGTAGTACCTTCCCTTCCTTTACTCACGAGATGGCGCACTGACGCCGGACTGGAGCCTAGCATGACCAATCCCAAAGCAAAGCCTGCCGCTGGCAGCATCGAAGCAATCAACGCGAACATCGAGTCCATTCGCAAGAAGGGCGCAGCGTTCGACAAGCTGGTCCAAGAGACGGCACTCGACGTGCTGGATCATTCGCACAAGCACAACGATCTCGACATCGTGAACCGTCTGATCGTCGCAATGCCCAAAGGCTCACGTAGTCAATCGCTCTCCGTCTGGTTCTGCAAGTTCGGCAAGCTCACGCCCAACACCACGAAGGAGAAGGAAGTCCTCGCAATCAAGCCTCTCGTGTGGAACAAGGACGGCAAGCTCGACCGTGCGAAGGCTGAGGCTACCCTGTGGCACGCCGTGCTGAAGGACAAGCCGCTCGTGGAAGTGTTCGACATCGAAGCGAAGTTCGCCTCCTTCATGAAGCAAGTCATCGCGAACAAGGACAAGGTGACGAACCCGGTCGTGCTTGCGATCTTGGAGAACGCCCAGTCCTCCGTGAACGCTGCGCACTCGGCACCGCCCGCTGAGGAGAACCTCGACCTGATCGGGCCTGCCTCACTCAAGAAGTAATCCCTCGCTGTACCTCCGCCTCATGGCGCGGCGCATGACGCCTAGCTGGTGGCTACCTACCTAACTCACTGACGACCGCACTGACGGTCCAATGGAGCCTGCTGTGAACCTCCTGATTAACGTTGGACTCGCTCGTGCTGATGGCACCGGCGATAACACGGTGCTTCGCACTGTCTCTTACCTGAACCGCCTTGGCTTCATGCTGCTGCATGGCGAGATGCGTGACGTGACCCATGCGCAAGGCACCGAGCGAACCCTCGTGGCTGCTGTGCGGTACGAGTCCAAGATGGCGCTCGACAACGCTGCGTACGGCGTGGCTCAGAAGCTCGGCCAAGACTGCATCGCAGTGGCGAAGTCCGATTCGTTCGGACAACTGAGCGGCAAGCTGTACGGTCCTGCTGCTACGAAGTGGGGCGAGTTCAAAGAGCAGTTCTTCCATCGGCCTGCCGAGCGGGTGGAACTGTGAGCGTGAAGCGTCGCATCGAAACCAACGTGACATCGCACACCATCGTCAAGCCGAACGGCCGGACTGTGCGTGTGCCGTCCTCCTCGAAGTACATCGCTGAGCGCGTGCTCGGTTCTCAACTGGGCGCAGCGTTCGCTCGCCTCATCAGCAAGGATTCCAAATGATTACCCGCACTCTCCGCAACGGTTCCACCATCGCCGCTCACTGCACTGGCCCGGTCGAAGAACGCAGCTTCGCGCTGCCCGGTCGTGACGCCCGCCGTAGCAAGTTGCACGTCACGAACGTGCGCCGTAAGCAACGCGATGCGAAGCGCGCATTGCAAGCCCTGTTCGCCTAACTCAAGGAGATTCACCATGCGTCAAGACAAGCGTACCAACGTGCCCGAAGTGGGCGAGCCGTTCCACCCGTATCAAGTGCAAGGTCGCAACGATGGCTGGTCCGTGTTCGATGCGAGCACCGGTGGCTGGACGGGACAGTTCGAATCGTTCAAGGCTGCGAACGTGAAGGCGAAGGAGTTGTTCGAAGCGAAGCAGGCTGAAGCATCGAAGCGCATCCAGCACTTCCACCTCTCACGCAATGGGAACCCGGCATGAGCACGACCCGATACAACGGCAAGATCATCGCTCGTGACGACATGGCCCTCGTGGCGTCGAGCAGCGCGCTGAACTGCATCGGCTGCGTGTTCCGCGCTGCGCCGGATGCGACCGGCCCGAGTCAGGACTGCCTCACCCATGCTTGCTTCTCCCACACGCTGCCCGATGCGCACCCGCTGCGCAACAAGACTGGGCTGATCTGGATCAAGCGCACGTACTAAACTGCCCGACCGCCGTGTGCTCACCCTGAGCGTGCGGCATCTCAATCCATTAAATAAGGAGTTCTCATGAAGCTGACCGCCATCGTTACCCGCGCTACCCGCAACATCCACGACCTCGCTGTGCGTCTGCACGGTGCCTCCCTGCGCTTCACGGTGCGCGTCGCTGAGGCGCAGGCCCGGACCGCTTCACGCATCGCTCATGACGCCTCCGAGGCCGCGAGCATCGCCCGGTCGCTGGAAGCTCGGGCGGACCGCCTCGCCTCGAACGCCGCCTCGCATCTCGTGCTGGTCCGCACCGCCGCAGAGGCCGAGGCCCGCGTGTACGGCGCGACCCTGTGACTGCGCGGTACGACATGGACGGACTGACGGACGGCAAGTTCTACGCAGTCCTGTGCCGGTCCGGCGAGTGGATCGCGGTCATTGACGACCGTGGCTTCCCGCACTTCTATCACGAACTGTTCTTCAAGGAGTAACACATGACGCAAGTCACATCAGGCGACGCGCCGCCCATCGGCCCGACGATGACCCTCGACCATCGCTTCGAGATCGTGGCGCACTACACCGGCAAGCAGGCGCTGGGGATTCCGGCACAGCGCACGCTGACCCGCATCCCGGTGACGCTGGAGGATGCCGAGGAGTTCATCCGTGACAACCACGACCGCTACACCTGCGACGCCTTCGAGATCATCGAGCATCGCATCGTGAAGACCAGCTTCTTGGTCCGACGCGTGAAGCCGACGAAGGTCACGACGATCACGCTGGAGGACATCTGATGTGCGCGTTCTTTAACACCAAGACGGGCGAGCAGCGCAAGGCCGAGGGTCAAGCCAAGGCCGCGCAGGCCGCTGGCGAGGCGTGGCGCGAGGAGGCACTGTTCCGCCTCAAGATGTGGCTGCGCTGGCGGGCGGCGCGGGGATTCAAGGAGATGAACTTCGACCAGTTCCGCGAGTCGGGGCTGGCTTCGGAGCCGCCGACGCCGAACGCATGGGGCACGCTACCGCGTGCTGCGGTGAAGCGCGGGCTGATCGAACCCACGGATCGTGTCGCCAAGGCGAAGCGCCCGCAGGCCCAGTCCCGCATCGTCAAGGTGTGGGCCATGAAACTACCCGACCTGTTCCTGCACGTCGCAACTGCGCACTGATGGCCGAAGCGTGGCTCAAGGCCGCGCAACGTCTGAAGCTCGGTGGTAAGGGCCGTGCATTCCACGGCTGCACCGGGTCGAGCAATAGCCCAACGCTGCTGATCTCGAATGAGCGTGACAAGTGGAGCGGCTGGTGCTTCCGCTGTCACGAGACAGTGATCGAGTGGAAACCGAAGGAGTCCTTCGCTGAGCGCGTCAAGCGTATGCGGGAGGAACAGGAAGCTGACGAGGTGATCGCCGCAACGACGGCGTTACCCCAGCCGATGAACTTCGATCCAACGACGTGGCCCGACGACGCCTACCTGTGGCTCCTCAAAGCCTCTGTGGGCCGTCGCCACGTCAAGCAGCTAGGTGCGTACTACCACAAGCCTACGAACCGCGTGGTGCTGCCTGTATTCGATGCAGGCGAGCTTGTGTACTGGCAGGCCCGGTCAATCGACGGGCGTGAGCCGAAGTACATGGGCGCAGCCATCGACAAGCGGCACATCGTCGCTGCGTACGGCACGGACGACATCAGCGTCCTGACCGAAGACATCCTCTCCGCGTTCCGCGTCGGCCAAGTGAGCCGAGGCGTCGCGCTGCTCGGAACTTCTCTGACGGACAAGGTGCTGGCCCGCCTGATCGGTGAGGCCAAGCCGGTGGTCGTGTGGCTCGACCCGGATGGCGCAGGCCGAGACGCTGCGCGAGGCATCAAACGAAGGCTGTCCATTGTCGGACTGAAGCATAGCCAACTTGTGACCAGTCGTGATCCTAAACTTCTCTCCCAAGGAGACATCAAATCGCTCTTGACCAGAGCCTGCTCCGCCTTCTGAAGGAACGCGAGACATTCGACCGGCTGTACAGGTTCGTGCCCGTTGACTCACTTGAGCCGACGACACGGACGGTGCTCCGCGACTTCGAATCGTTCTTCAAGTCCAACCCCGAAGCGAAGCGGGTCGCACCCGAAAACTTCATGTCGTACTTCTTCATCAAGCACCCGAAGCTGACCGAGGAAGCACGAGCCGTCTACACCGCAACCATCAAGGAGATTCAACACCAGCCCGCACCGGGCGTCGAGGACGGCATCCGCGAACGACTCGTATCGCTTGCCACCGCATCCAAGCTGCAAACGCTGCTCGAACAGTACGCCGATGGCGAGACTGACCTGACGGCGAACCTGCGTGCTCTGTCGGACAGGCACGAGAACTGGATCGCTCGGGAGCGCAAGCACCCGAAGGTCAAGGACCGCATCGAGGACATGCTCACTGCCGAGGCCAACGACACAGGCTTCCACTGGCGGCTGAACTGTCTGAACGAGGCGCTGAAGCCACTGTGGGAAGGCGACTTTATCATCGTCGCAGCCCGCGTCGATAGCGGCAAGAGCACGTTCTTCGCCAGCGAACTGACGCACATGGCGGCGCAGGTGGACACGCTGTATCCGGGCCAGGATCGCAGCATCATCGTGCTGAACAACGAAGGGCCGGGTCGCAAGCTGCGGCACCGCCTGTTCAACGCGGCGCTGGGCGAGAACAACGAAGGGCTGGTTGCACGCAGCAAGGCAGGCACGGTGTACGGGGACTACCTGAACTCCATCGGTGGCCGCGACCTGATCCACGTCTTCGATGTGCATGACTACACGATGGGCGGGCTGGAGGACATCGTCAAGGACTTGAACCCGGCCATCATCGTGGTGGACATGCTCGACAACGTGCAGGCCGACGTGAGCGTGGCGACCAACGGCGGGACACGGACGGACCAGCTACTCGAATGGATGTACCAGCGTGCCCGTATCTGGGCCGTGAAGTACGACTGCGCGGTGATCGCAACGAGCCAGTTGAGTGGCGACGCGGACGGTGAACTGTTCCCGAAGCTGTCCATGCTGGCGAACTCCAAGACGGGTAAGGCGGGTGCTGCTGACGCGGTCATCATGCTGGGTCGAAGCTCCAACATCGACCTTCAAAACACCCGATTCATTAGCACACCAAAGAACAAGAAGCGACGCGACGGCGGGCCGCAAGACCCACGACGCGAGGTGACGTTCGACGGTCCACTGGCGAGGTTCACGGATTGACACTGGTCAAAGCATGGGACTTGGAAACCTCAACCAAGCAGGAGTACAAGCGGGTGGCGAACCCGTTCAGCCCTGACAACTACATCGTCGCCAACGCCCATCGAGCCTTCAAACTGGTCGGTTCGAAAATGGAGCGCGCATTGGCGGGCATCTCCAGCCGGTACTACCCGGACTACGCCGGACCTGACGCCGAGCGCGAGGACCGGATCGAAGCCTGCAAGAAGGCGATGGCGACGCGATGGTTCATTGACCTGTTGGCGGGCACCAAGATTCTCGCCGGTCACAACATCAAGTTCGACGTGCTGTACGCCCTTGGCTCGCCGCACTGCGACCGCGAGGCGAACCGCGCTGCGTGGATGGAGTGGGTCGCTGGTGGCGGCATCGTGTGGGACACACAGCTTGCGCAGTACCTGCTGGACGGACAGGCGCAGGAGTCGCACATGCTGGACCTCGGGAGCACCGCAGTCGAGCACGGTGGCAACGCCAAGCTGGACGAGGTGAAGAAGCTGTGGGAAGCAGACACGGACACCATCGACATCCCGAAGGACTTGCTCATGGACTACCTCGTCGGCTTCGAGGCGGACGGCAAGTGGGAGCACGGCGACATCGGCAACACGGAACTGATCTTCCGGTCGCAGTACCTGATCGCTAAGAAGCGCGGGCAACTGCGCAGCATCCTGATGAACATGGGTTCGCTCCTGTTCACCATCGAGTGCGAACTGAATGGCATGTACGTCAACGAGCCGCTCGCCAAGGAACTGGCCGAGAAGACCGCAGCGAAGCTGGCCGATGCGCTGGCTGAAGTCAACGGCTACCTGCCCGAGATGCCCGAGCATCTGGAGTTCAACTGGAACAGCCGCTTCCACAAGAGCGCGCTGATCTTCGGTGGCAAGGTGAAGTACGACGCACCGGCACCTGTGCTGGGCGAGGACGGCGAGTTCACGTACTACCAGAAGAAGGAGACGCACTACCTCCTGACGGACGGCACGACGGCTGAATGCACGGCGTACGACATCGACCTCGGTCTGAACCCCGAGATGACCCGCGTGCTGCCGGTGCTGTTCGCCGGGGGCAAGAACAAGGGCGAGCCGAAGACGAAGCAGGTGGTGGTGGCCGACAAGGAGCGCGGGCCGAAGACGCGCATCGAGCCGCACTACTTCGAGTTCGAGGGCTACACCCAGCCGAGCAGCAAGTGGCAGAGCGCGGAGCCGGGTGTGTACAGCACAGCCGCCGACGTGATCGAGGCGCTGGGCAATCGCAACATCCCGTTCCTGAAGGCGCTCGCCAAGGTGCAGTCGCTGACGAAGGACTTGGGCACGTACTTCATCCGGTACGACGAGAAGAAGAAGCGTCACGTCGGGATGATGACGATGATCCAGTTGGACAGCATCGTGCATCACATGCTGAACCACACGAGCACGGTGACGGGGCGACTGTCATCGAGCAATCCGAACCTTCAGAACCTGAGCAAGGGACAGAAGTCGGACGTGAAGCTGATGTTCGAGTCGCGGTTCGGTGAAGACGGCGTGGTGATCCAGTCGGACTTCTCCTCGCTGGAGGTGTACGTCCAAGCGATCCTGACCAAGGCCGTGAACCTGATTCTCGACCTTCAATCCGGCAAGGACATGCACTGCGTGCGCCTCGCTGCGAAGGAAGGCATGGAGTACGAGCGGGTGTTCGAACTCTGCAAGATCATCGCGGACCCGGAATGGGACTATAAGCGAACCGGCGCGAAGAACTTCTCGTTCCAGCGAGCGTACGGTGCAGGCGTCGCCGCCATTGTGGAGTCCACCGGCATGGCCGAGGACGACGTGAAGGCGCTGATCGAGGCCGAGGACTTGCGCTACCCGGAGATCAAGGCGTACTTCGAGATGAAGTCCGAGGCGATCAAGAAGACGCGAGTGGCGACAGGCATCACCGTCACCCACCCGGACGTTCCTGGCCTCACGGTGCAGCTAGGCCGAGGCAGCAGCACCACGCCGGACGGCAAGCTGTACACGTACAAGGAACAGTGCGCACCGAAGTTCATGGTGGACAAGGGCGTGATCCGCAGCTTCAAGCCGACCGAGATCAAGAACTACGAAGTGCAGGGCACTGGCGGCGAGATCGCCAAGGCCGGTATGTGGCTGAGCGTGCGAGCGTTCTACCACTACAAGAACTTCCAGATGAAGGCGCTGCTCGTGAACCAAGTCCACGACGCGGAGTACGCCGACGCACACAACGATGTGAAGACGAAGGCCGCAGCCCTGCTGCACGCCTGCATGTCGGAAGCATCGAACTTCTTCTCGTGGTTCACGCAATGGCCCATCGCCCTCCCGGTTCCGACCGAGACGGTGTGGGGCAAGAACATGGGCACCGAGGAGAAGATCGAAGACCCGAACTTCGAGAAGATGGTTGCGGTCCTGCGACCGTGGCTTCGCAAGCAATTCATGGGCAACTACGTCCCGACCTTTACTCACTGAACTTAGGAGAACTCACACATGACGACATTCGACCTTCAATCCGCAGTCGCAGCAGCAGCCGAACAATCCGCCGACATGAACGTCGCACAGAAGGGTGGCGGTGGCGATTACGTCCCGCCTGCCGAAGGACGCTGCGGCCTGCGCTTCGTCGGCTACATCGAGATCGGCAAGCAGGAGGGCACGTACCAAGGCAAGCCGAAGGTGAGCGACAAGGCGTTCCTGACCTTCGAACTGAGTGGTCCGAAGTGGGAGCCGAAGGTGCTGGACAGCGGCGAGAAGCTCCCGCACCGCATCACCATCGAACTGAACAAGTCGCTGAACGAGAAGGCCGGGTACTACAAGCTGTTCAAGGCGATGAACTGGGAAGGCAAGGCCAAGATCATGGCGCAGCTTCTCGGTCAGGACTTCATTGGCCGCGTCGTCCACCGTGCGTACAAGACGAAGTTCGGCAAGGAAGGCGTGGCCGCTGAACTGTTCGACAAGGTGGCAGGCGTCTACACCATCGGCGCTCCGTTCGTGGAGGACATGGACACCGGCGAGAGCAAGCGTCGCAACATCCCGCCCGCACTGACGGAACTGAAGTGCTTCCTGTGGGATCACCCGAGCAAGGCGATGTGGGACAGCATCTACATCGACGGCGAGTACGAGGAGCGCAAGGACGAGAAGACGGGCGAGGTGACTGCACCTGCCAAGTCGAAGAACAAGTACCAGCTTGCCATCCGTGCCGCCAAGAACTTCGCCGGGTCGCAGATCGAGGCACTGGTCGAGGGCGTGACGGACGAAGCCCTGAACGTGGCAGCGAAGACACCCGAGCAGGTGAAGGCCGAGCGCGATGCAGCCGCCGCTGCGAAGGCCGCGAAGGACGCCGCCGCAGCAGCCAAGGCAGCAGCCGAGTTGGCGAAGCCCACTGTGACCGAGGAGAGCACCGCTGAGGCGTTCGCTGGAGTCGAGAGCACCGCCGACAGCGGCGACGCTGGCGAAGACGGTGACGACCCGCTGAACGCGTTCTGATGGACTGGGTAGCGGAGGTTGAAGCCGCCGCTGCCGCAGCCGAAGTCAAGGAACTGTCCGACGATGTACAGGAGGTCGTGCCCGAGCGCACCCTCCACATAGACGGCGACTACGCCGCGTACTTCTGTGCGGGCGGTTCCGAGACTGATGCAGGCACAGCGCGGTACATCACTGATGCCCGGATCGAGACAGCGTGGAGCCTGAGCGGCGCCTCGCACTGCACGATCCACCTGACGCACGCAGCGTCGAACAAGGGCAAGCGATTCCACATCGCAACCGTCAAGCCGTACCAAGGCCAACGCGGTGGACACAAGCCGAAGAACTGGGCGTTCGTACGTGAGTACCTCGAAACTGCCCGGTTCAAAAATTGGC